TTTTCCCAACCAGCTTCAAGAAGCTGGCACAACTCATCACCAATAGTAACGAAAGAAATATCTGGTCTATTTATAAGAACTTGAGAAATAACCGAATCTGTCCACGGATACATTTTGTGAACAGACGACCCAGCTAAGGCCCAAAGAACAATTTTATTTGAACCCATTTTTTTTCTAGCCGTCTTTGCCCACTGCTTCTCCTTCTTGGTTGGATAAAACTTTGGGCGAAACTTATATGGAAGAGGGTTCGGCCTTATGAATGAGTCTCCAACAAGAAACGGAACACTTCCCAGATCATGAGTTCTTTCCATGTAATTTACATTACATTCTTCATGAATCTTTTCTTTGCTCCATACATACTTAGGACTTGCGGGTACTAATTTTTGTTCCCCATCAATCATCTCTGTTCTAGCGGGGGTAATAAGAAGAGAACCTTCTATAGATTCGCATAATTGCACAAAATGGTGAAAGCATTTAGCAATTCTTTCCCAGTAGAATGTTAAACAATTATTAGGAACTTGATCTGTCTGCTGCAAAAGAATCTCATCAAGATATGGATCACTTTTTACAACATCATAACCGCGCTCACTTACATTTAAGCATACCCTATACCCCTGCTCTTTAAACAAAGGGAAAAGAGAAGACACTTGAATCATATCTCCGAAACCACCGTAGCGAACAATGCATACAGTTTTCTCGGAGCGCCTACCCCCTACATCCTCAGGGGTTAATTCGTCCCATTCCTTGGACGGCAGGGTAATTAATTTCAATTTTTCAGTTAATTATCGTTCTGCGACGTACACTCTGACCTTTGATTTTTTTGCTTCTTTCTGCAGCTTTAGATTTAGCCTTAGCCATTGTTGCTTTACTTACTCCCTTTTTCCTTAACTTAGCGTAATGCGCTTTTGTTTTTTTCACATTCGCAGCTAGTTTTTTCTTAGTTTTTTCTCTTTGCTTAACATTATACGCGTAGTCCGAAGCTTTCGCTCTGGCGGTAGCAGTTTTTACATTCCCTTTACTGGGGTTTTTAGGCCCAACAGCCTTCTTTCCTGCTGCAGCAGCAGTACGATAAGTCTTAGCAGTGGCTCCGCTTTTCTTTTTTGCGCCTCTCACAGTCTTAGCATACTCAAGCTCTCTCTTGGTAAGACCAGCACCCTTAAGACTGCTTGGTTTGCCGATAGCTTTAGACAAACTGCCTATTTTTTTACCAGTCGCTCCTGAAACAGCCCCGCGAGTCTTACCCCTTGCTTTAAGGCGTTTATCCATCTCGGCCCGAATAGACTGTCTGCGAGGTTTCTTTATATCCTCCCACGGGTCTTTTTTCTTCGGTTTTTTTATACGTGGCAAGCTGGTCATATTATTATTTCTCCTAAAATTCAAGATTCCAAGAGCCGACCATATTGCCCTCGACGTTTACCATATTATTAGAACGCTTCTGCGCTCTCATAAATTCTTCAGTTCTTTCGTCTGACATTTCTGCCATTGTGTAGTATCCGCGCCCGGCTGCGGTAGAGTGTCCATATGCTTCTTTAGGGGAAGTTGGCTTCTCTCTACCAAATACATAAGCCGTTACTTCATTAATTGATCTAGCCATAATTCCTCCGAAAGGATTGGGGGGCTAACGCCCCCCGTTCCTATTTATTAGTCGAAAGAAAACTTTCCACGATCAGTGGAAATCTTCTTGTGAACGACACCCATAGGCATCTGGTTCGGACCGTGGGAAGCCAGAGCCAAGGAAGCCAATGACTCCTTGGAAACGTCTTCTTTTGAGGACAAACCATTTGCTGGGATTTTACCACTTGCAGTATCTTTAGCCATAATAGACCTCCTTAATACCATTCGACTTCAGCGTATGCATAACCCTTACCAGCAGCCGTGCCAGAATCAGTCGCCTGAACATAGGTAACTTCAATCTGAGTATCAGCAGGAAGAGCTTCTACAAGAACGCAATTAGAGTCGTTCTGGTCATTAAAAGTATCAGTAGCTGCAGTAGCATCAGCGATTTCTAGCTGACCATAGTAGTTTGGATCACTAGTCGTGCCAAGCAAAACTTTTCCAGTGATCGTATCATCTGCAAAAGTTTCAGTTACATGCACACCGATATTTTTCAAACTACCCTGCTTACCACTTGGACCTTTAAAACTCCAAGCAGTGCCAGTGCCAGCAGCAAAATCAGTTTCTACCGTATCTTGGTAGATATAGGTTCTTGGATCACTATAACTCATAATAATCCTCCTTAAGCTGCGCTGTCCCAGATCACAATGCGATTCTGGGCTGCTTGTGTGTGAACGATACCGAAACCACCTAAGTAGTACCAAGCGATACCACGATCCCTTCCGTAATCACCGGGGATTTTCCCTCTGACTTCTTCTGGAACCGCAACCGCTTCGGCTACAGTATCTTCTCCAAAGAATACTACCCAGTCAGACTTACCCTGAGCCCAAGCAGTACCAGCAGTACCAATGCTGCCCTTGGCTTTAAAGGTTTGTTCGACAAAGCGTACTCCATCGTACCGACCAATTTCCCCATTCATGATCATACGGAAACCTTGATCAACATACTGCTTGATAGCTTCAATATCATCTTTGAATGCTCGGAAAGTTGTGGGCCATGCAATTGCATAATAATCATCACCGGTGTAGGCGGGGATATTACGCTCTTTCATGACATCGACAATTGACTTCACATGGTTATTGCTAAGAGCAAGAGTATTTGTGATAGTGCAAACGCTATTGGTCGTCAACGTAACTTCAGTCGCGCTAGTTCCACTCGTAGGTGCAACACGCAACGCTGCCTTGTTGAATTCCGCAGATGCGAGATTGTCGAACGCTTTCTTTGCGTCGGTTTTTAATACTTTCCTGATCACTTCCGCCACAGGCTGCTCAGAAAGGTCATCCAACTTACCAGTCCAAGGAACAGAGTTCCCTGCTTCGGTAATTGTCATCGTACCTTGAGCAATCGTGAAGGATGTTTCAGGAACAGTATTGGTTTCAGTGAGGGTAGTACCCTGAGTACCAACATCACTAAACACGTTCCAATGGAATGTATCACCTCGATGCAAACCCTGATGGGCTGCATCTTTGACATCACAGAACTGTCTAAATTTGACAATAGGCTGTACTGCCATCCTCAACTGTCTGCTGAGGTTTAAGGCATACATATAACCACCGGAGGTGTTAACAGACCATACTTGTCCTGCCATTTTTACATCTCCTTGTTATTGTATTACTTGACCACGCACTCTTTTCATTTCCTCGATAATATCAGCAGCGGTTTCTGGAACCGGCTCTTCTTCACCAATTCTTGAAGAGGCATTGGTCGCCTTCGGGTGTTGCACAATTTTTCTCTTGCGGTTTGCCCGTTCATTTTTATTAGGGGAAAGAAATTCTTTCGCCCATTGTCGCGTCGTTTCAGCAGCTTCTTGCATAATCTGTTGAGGAGACCAATCCGGATGATTCTGGGTAAGTTCTATCGTTCGATTATCCGCGACTGCGCGCAATTCAGGAGTATTAGCAATATCCGGATACTCATTGTCAAACCACTTAACAGCGTCTTCAAGTGATTTTTGATAAGCCCATTGCTGTTGCCTCTGATTTTGCGCATGCTGCTGCGCCATAGCCCTTTGCAAGGCCTGTTGTACTGCTTGATCAACATTCGGGGTGGCAGCAGGTTCGCTACGCCCTTTATTTGTCAAGGCTTTAAACAATTCTGCGGCTTTATCCGCATCATCTTCATATAGAGCTTCATGATACTTCTTAATTAATTCTTTAGCATCATCCGGCTGCTCCTGCTCCGGTTCCGCGTCTTGCGATAGCGGTTTCTCTTTTTGTTGCAGCTGTTGCTGCTGTTGCATCTGTTGAACATAAGCATTAAGTTGAGCTTCTCTATGCTGAACCCTACGCCCATATTCCGCAGCTTCTTCAAAGCGTTTTTGAGACGCTCTATCTTTTTGATGAGAAGACCTAAGATCACTAAATGGTACTTTTATATCCTCGCCATCAACCTTTATGCTTGTATACCAATCTTCCCCCTCTTTCCAGACAGGGTCAGGTTTGACTACAATCTCTTCTTCAACTTTTTCAACTTCTTCAGAATGAAATTCTTCATTTACTTCTTCTTCAAAACTTTCATTGCGTTTAAGAGCAACTTCTTCCATAGCTTTTTGACGAGGGGAAAGTTCCTCCTCTGGAAACTCTTCTTTAAACTCTTCTTGAGCCTCCTTAGATTCATCTTTAAACCCCTGAGCAATTTCATGTTCTTGTGCATCCGTTTGGGTAGCATCATTTTCAGCCATTTTTATTTCCTTTATATTTCTCCCGTATCCTTATATCTCGCAATTGATTCCGCATTCTCCCCATCATTTAATATCGCATCCAACCAATGAAGCAACTTTAGCGGGGTAGCGAGGTTATTTGAAATTTTACGGTATTGTTGAAGTTCCTCTTCTGAAGAACCTACCCACTCCTGCATCGCCATTTTTTGCAACGCTTCAAGACCCTCACGGTAATCTTGGGTAGCCCTACTTACAAGTGACGATCCAGTAGGAGTTCTTATTAACTCTTCTGTACTGCGTGAGATACGAACCCGTTTTATAAGTTCGTCTACATTTACATCTGTTGGATCATAATAATCTAAACTCATCCGACAGCATACGGAATCTTATTAAATCTTCCCCTCTCTATAACTCCGGACTTGCCAGAGGCTTGCAGTTCTAATTCTCTTTCCATATCCTTTTCACTCATTTCGCTGAGTAACGCTTCTTTCTGAAGTAGTAACTCTCCGCGTTTTGTAACTGAGTCCTGATGCCTTATTTCAGCCTCTCGAATATCAGTCTGTTGGCCTATTAACTCTTTCTCTATATCAGACTGCGCTTTAATCTGCGCCACTTCTTTATTCCCTTCAGACTTGGTTTGCTCAATCTGTATTCTGCCTTGAGTCTTCTGCTGGTCTGTTTCAATAATACTCTGAAGTTCCTCTAGCTGTTGCTGGAGAGCTTCCATTTCTGGGTTAGACTCTTCTAGATTAATAAATCTAGAACCATCTTTAAATCCCAACTGACCAAATACTTCCTTTGTTATTTCTGGGAGATTTATTCTTTCGGGCACACCCGGAAATTGAGCAAGAGTACTTATTCCAAATAAAAGATTTTGAACTCGTTTCATCGGATCAGTAGCATTTAAACCAACATTAACTTTTAGCAAAACATCTTGCCTAAGAAGTTCATCCATCATTTCGTCCGTATTGAATTGAGGCATTAAATCACCGGCCTCTTGTCCTGCGACAGCAAGAATAATAGGATTGGTTTCATAATACTGCTCTAAACGCAGGAGCTGTTTTAAAGTTTTCTCAACCCACGTTTCTGAAAATGTTCTTAAAACATATTCAGCTATCGTGCTGCTATTGCCAGCAAGAAGATTCATCCCTCCTACAGTTTCATTTAGATTTCTAGCACCCTGAACTGTAGAAGTGGAAAAGTTACCTTGCAGTTCATCGAAATCCATATTGATTCGATCCTGCTCCGCATAAGCAGAACCAGTTACGTCCCTAGTTTCGATAATCCTAACATCTGTATCAGGATCATCCATCTCAACAGCTCCACCGGGAACAGACCTAAACAATGAATCCAAATCAATATTACGATCCCTACGAATATGATAACGCTTATTCATCGCTAACTTAACATTATCAAACCTCTGGTTCCATATATCGTTAGCAGCAGCTTGAAGCTCTTCTGTAAGCTCCACTGTGCCAGATGGGTAAATCTTATGCGCCTCTAAATTAACACACCCCATAACATAAGGACGCTCATCGTCCCGCAGCCAAGGATACATCTCTTTCAGGGGTACGGGATCAGTAAGTATAAAATCTGAACCAGCCGTGTAATAACAATAATCAACCCCTTCTACTTTTACAATATTCTTATGGACCCATATAATCCAGAAGTCTTTAAGATCGCTGGAATTAGTTTCATTTTCCTTTGGGTCCATCCTCGGCTCATCACGCACAAGCCGAGTAGCATTATCTGTTTCATTCTCATCAGAGGTAGATAACAATTCTTCATCGGTTACCTCATTCCATTCTCCGGAATCTATTTTTGCCCTTATATCCTGCAAATACATAGGTATCAAATGAACAATATAAGGCGTAGATTTAAGAGGATCGGCCCAATCAGCAGCGGGGTCAATCCTAATATTTTCAGGAGACACAAGTTCAATTACAGGAGTATCTTTAATGGCTGTAATCTGCTCATGAATTTCAGGCTCACCTAACTCGTTAGTAATGGGATTATTTGCCCCATCTACCTCAATATAAGATTCTTTATTTTCACTAAAATCCCAATATTGGTGGGAGATACAGACACCCTGAACAGCAGCATCTTGTAACGCAGCCGTCATAGTCTGGAACCAAGGAATTGTATTAGTCAAGCGATATTGCATAACTGACTGAGCAACCACAGCACCAGCAGCTTGAACGGCATCGTTAGGATTAGCGGGCTCAATGCTAACAACATCTTCATTGGTAAAGAAAGCAACGGTCATGGCAGCTTGAAGATTTCTTACAGCTGTTCTGGTTTTAGGCCTAAAAAATTTAGACCTCTTCTCGTACGCTGAACTATTATATTTAGAACCCGGAGGATGATGACTATTAAAAAGAGAAAGGTTCTTTTCCCATTGGTATCTTATATTGGCATCTAAATATTCAGTAGAATCCTCGTAAATCTGACGAGCAATTCTAATCCATTTGCTTTCGAGAGGAGTCTCATCCGCATCCAAAGGAACAGAGTCTGTACCTATATTAAGAGGGGGTTGTGGATTAACTAAAGACATTAAGAGGTCCCCGGACTAAAATCGCCATCTAACTGACCCCTACTATCCATCGTAAGGTCCATATATCTGTCTTGATTAAAGCTATTAGTTTTTTGCCTGTAACGCTCTAAAATTTCGCCACCAGCTCTCGTAACAGCATGATAGTCATTATCAATTTTATCTTCATGTAAAACAAATCCCCAGTTCCCAGACAATCTCATAGATTTAACCACTACAGTACCATCCATAACATGTACGGCCCATAACCATCCCGGATATTTCTTTTCAAGGTGTTCTGCAACATTCTTAGCAACGGTATGCTCCTGCGCTATAAACTTAAGATTTTTTTCTATTTCCATATTTCACATTAATCCTTTTTCTGGGCTTATAAAAAACTCTGTTACCATTATCAAAAATATATTCCTTTTCCGGGGCGCTCAATTCAGGGTCTACCTTATAAGCTAGTTCAGACCACTGCCATTCCGTTGTGCCGTCTTTCTTTCTAGTCATGATATAAATATAGAAGGTATATATTTAGGTTGTCGTTCTACTGGATACTCAGGTTCGTAAGGAGTTAATACAAGATTACCAGCCGAATCTATTGTAAATGTATATGTAATACCAGCAGATGGGGGATAAGTTCCTGTATCCCAGTTACCCGAAACGGTAGCCCAAGTGCTTGTAGCCTCGTCCCAATCTTCACCTAAAGAAAGTCCTGTCAAATCTCCTTTGGCGGGAGATATCATTATCCCACTCGTCGATACAGGAAGTTGCCCGGTAAGGGTCAAATCCCCGGTAGGAACATAGAGTGCTGGATTAACAGGTCTTTG